GCGGTAGTGATTGATGCCAGAGGTGATCATTATGGTACGCCATTAGATAATTTTACGAAGATTGCCAGACTGTGGAGTGTAATACTCGACATAGAGGTCACGCCCATACAAGTGGGATTGTGCCTTGATGCTGTTAAAACGGCTAGGCTTTGCGCCACGCCTGAGCATTGGGATAGTCTGGTTGATAAGGCAGGATATGCGGCAGCTACAGCAGAGTGCTTGAAGCCAATAGGAACTGATGATAGTAGTTGATCATCTAAAAAGTTTCATGTAACTTTTGTACTTCTCCATAGAACTAAGGGGCGGATCATTAGAACCGCCCCTTTTTATGCGTGGGATGCACACAGAGGGAGATTAGGTGACAGGCTCTGTATGCTTGCGGCAGTCCCACACCGCCGTTCAACATCCTGTCACCTGTTCATATTAGTCACAGCTTTCATTGCGCTCGATATGAGCGTGTAGTAAGCCATCTGATGATTTGATACTACGAACTCTGGTATCATACCCCAATGGGGGATAACAGGTTTTGTAGTTTTCTATTTTTTTATCTAATGTTTTTTCATCACTAGAACTTAGTACAATATTAATTGTTCTCATCCCATCTCTCCCTTTTCATCATTTTAATTGTCCCGACAATAAAGATAAATGCTCCAGAATACAGAACAGCCATTGCTACAAATATGTTTTTGGTGGGGTCTTCAACCAGACCAACACCAGCAAACGCACAAAACAATCCAAGCACTGCAACAGATGCCCATTTGAATAAGTTACCCATAGCTTTTACTCCTCATTTTCCAAAGCGCACTCAACAGCTTCCTGAGCCTCAAGAGCCATGATTAGCTTCTGCCTGTTGTCCCTATGATAGGGGTGCATAAGCTGTTCAATGATTGTATCCAGACCAACCTCAATGGCATTCATTTCGGCTGGTGTTACCCTAAGATTTATTACAGTCATTATTACTCTCCTCATTATCTCGCTCAATGCGCGAGGTCATTGCATCCAAGATTAAGTGCGTTGCCTGTTGTGGGTCTGGAGCGCAGTTATATGATAATTCTACAACAAAGCGCGACATAACATTTGCCACATGAAAAGGGGTTGCACCCTGATTTGAAAATTCCTTTGTCACATCCATCAGACGATCATACATATCTTCGTATTTAATCATTATCACTCTCCTCTCAATGATTGTGTTGAGACCAATGCTCATCCCATAACTCTGACATCATCTCAGTCTTTTCTTCATCTGACATATGAGCCAACAGATCAAAAGACCTGTTGACCACTAGCTTGTCTTGAAGTTCAGTGATATCTTCGCACTCGCCAATGTATTTTGAAACCTCATCAGCGAACCAACCTTCGCTACGCAGGACATAATTTGACATACCCATTACACTTGCTCCCCTTCGATTTCATATTCTAAATATCCGCAAGCGGCATCAACACCCAACAAAAACATTTCTTTGTCTTCTTCTGTATCAAAAGCATATGTCTCTGTTTTGTCCTGACACGTTCCCCAGATAATTGTGATAACTTGGTTTGCATCATCAATCTGATCTTGGGTTTGACCGATGCAGTTTATGATTGGCTTTCTAATAAACGCTTTACTCATTTTTTACTCCTCGCTTGTTGAAGTCTTGTGGTTTCGATAGCGTGACAATTTGCACATATTACGACACATTTTCTGATCTCATTGACCAGATCTTTTAGTGACGCATCACGCATATCTGATACGTTTTTTGATTTGTCATCCAGATGATGGAACTGCAACGCAATACCATTTTCATCATAGCCGCAGTGATTGCATCCCTGAGCCTCTTTATAGAGGTTGAGCCAGTGCGTCCTGCGGCGGCGGTTCATCCATTGTTTGGCGCGAGATTTGCTCTTACGCCGCCAGAATGATTGGGGTGTAGTCCACTCCTCACCATTTTTAGCCAAGCGGTGATAGCCCCAGAATATGCGGCCATCACCCCTGACCTCACCATGAACAGGCATCAGACTGCCTCAAGTTCTTTCAGAACATGAGCCTTGACCCTGCGATCAAACAGAGCCTTGCAGTCACCCAACGTGCGGTGAAAGGCGTGGACGTTGTTTGTCGCGTCCAATGGGTCACTGTGAGAAGGATCATAGACAGGCTTCTCATCAGATGCCTGACCATAGACCAACAGCCAACCATCATCGGCAAACGCCTGTTTGTTTTTGATGCCGAATGTTTTGACCTCGTAAACTGTGGTCATGTCATCATTGATATGATCGAACTTTTTGATCTTGGCAGAATACACAAACCGCAAGCCGCTTGATGATCTGATGATCGGGATGCCACGCTCCATGACAACCTTGTTCCAAGCACACGATAAAGTGACAAAAATCTTTTTCCAATAATCTTTACCCTCATTTTCAAAACCCAAGTCAAACTCAGGCTTTTTTCTAATGCTGACATCAAAGGATGATCTCTGGAACGTGATATCAAGAACACGGCTGGCAACACGCGAACCTTTTGTGCCATGATCAATAACTGGGTGATATTCTTTGCGCACCCTTTGATCACGCCTGATCTTTTTCATGGCATCGGTCAACTCATCAATGTATGAGACAATCGCTCGCCTTGCGTCAGAGTGAATTTCATCAATACCCTTTTCAAACTTACTTGCCTCGTCATCCATACGGTACTTTTCATTTTTGGAAAGCGCACTGATGAAAGAGTGGGGGATGCCCCAATCCACTTGTGCTTTGCGGATTTGCTCTGCCGCGAATGACAGGAACTTGTGTTGATCGCGAGTAATGTTACCCATCTTTAATCTCCCATTTTGAGGATAGCGACCTCACCCCAAGGGGCGCGGTCACTACCGATATCGGTTGAAACCCAAAGCACTGGATAGTCAGGTGCATCGGGGAAGTCAGATATTTCCAAGTCAGTCAGCCCGACAAAGTTGTCACAAGGCAACTGCTTGTCTTCTATGTAGTCAAACACAGGCGTGACGCGAGTGCCGCCACGGCCATTGATCTCAATCTTCTCAATTACCTCGCCTTGCTCGTATCTGTGAACAGTGCGAACCTGAGTGTCACAAGTAATGACTGTGACAGAGCGTGGCTTCTGATCTTCGGTGATAGCATTCATCTCGCCAAGGAAGTGAGACAACTCATCGCCTGATACAGAGCCTGATGTGTCAACGTAAATGATCACATCACCAGCCCCTACCTTGTCCACACTAGGCAAGTAGATGCCTTGGTTAAACCAAGCATTCTTTTGTGGTCTGCGCCATGTGTAATCATCAGGCTGATCGCCGCCAATAAAGCGGTTGAGAACATCACGCCAGTCGATCTGGCAACGCCGCATGACCTGTACAAGCTGGTCAATTTTGGCTGGCAGTTTGCCCTGAGCCTTAGCCGCATCAGCCGCCATCAGAACCTTGATGTCCATCTCAGCTTCGATCTGCTTGGCCTCAGCCTCGCCCAGTGGCTCACCATCGTCTGCCGTGGTCTGCATGACGCCGCCCCATGTGGGTGCGTCCTCTGGCATATCACTGTCAGGCATATGCGAATAGATGCGCTCTGCCGCCCAGTCTTTATACTGCTCCCACTCAGGCTTGCTGGTATGGAATAAACCATCAGGCGGCAACTGAAAGCCATCGTCAATCAGGATGTCATTGATAGCAATGTCAGTGCAGACATTCCATTTCTTGTGATCCCGATCACCGATACGCAAGCAGTGCTTGAAAGCAACGTGCAAGACCTCGTGTGCAATCACGCCCATGATAACGTCCTGATCAAATCTATCGACAAAGGCGGCATTCCAGAGGATCGACTTGCCATCTGTCGCCATAGTCGGCACTGCGTCAGTCTCGACAAAGTTAAGACCCATAGCAATCGACCCAAAGAATGGGTGCTTCAGAACCAACTGTGTTTTTGCTCTCGCAATTTTTAGATTAGCATCCATGATGCATCTCCCATGTTGAAAAAGTGATATAGAACTTTTGAGGGGCGGCATGACCGCCCCCCAAGGTGTTACAGGATAAGCTGTTTGCCATCCGACAAGATCCATTGACGTACAGCCTCAGACTGCTTGAGTGTCTGG